AGTACAGCAGAAAAGACCTGGAGGTTTACTTGCTTAATGGCTACCTTCCCTTCAATCACTCCTAAATACGGACAACAAAAAAGGTCCGCACCAAATACTAGAACAGTTCGTTTTGCTGACGGTTATGAGCATAGAATTTTATTTGGCCTTGCAGAACATCAAAATCCAAAAATATTTAACCTTACTTTTGAAGTATCAGAAACAGATGCAGATACTATAGAAACATTTTTAGATGCAAGAGCAAATGATAGTGCCAGTTTCGATTTTCAACCTCCAGGAGAAGCTAGTTCCTCTAAATTTGTATGTGAAACATGGAGTAAATCAATTCCATATTTAAACAGAGCAACAATACAAGCAACATTTAGAGAGGTATTTGAACCATGAGTACTGATCCTGTATTTAGTGAAGTTCAAAAAATAAATCCTTCTGCAATAATCGAGTTATTTGTTCTTGAGTTATCTACAAGTTTACACGGAACAAATACTGGTATTCCTATATCTAACAATGAAAACAACATTTACAGATTTCATTCTGGATCAAATCTTGATGCAAATGGTGAAATAGTTTGGGCAACTAAAAAATACGCAAGATTTCCTGTAGAAGCTACAGGCTTTGCATATCAGCGTGGTCAAATTCCAAGACCGAAACTTGTAATTAGTAATGCTTTTGGAACAATATCTGGAATTTTATTAGCTGTTAACCAAATAACAACAGGAAATGATTTAACAGGTGCTACGTTTACCAGAATAAGAACGATGGCAAGATTTCTTGATGCTGCAAATTTTAGTGGCGGTAGTAATCCATTGGGTACACCAGATCCTACAGCAGAGTTTAAACGTCAAATTTTTACAGTAGATCGTAAGTCGGCAGAAAATAGAGAAGTAGTAGAATTTGAATTAGCAGGAGCTATTGATATGGCTGGAGTTAGAGCACCTAAACGTCAATGCACTCGTGCTTTATTTCCTAGCATTGGTACGTTTACACAATGAGTTGGAAAGATGACGCATTGGTTCATGCGAAAGACCAAGATCCTAAAGAAGCTGTAGGACTTTTACTAAATATAAGAGGTAAACAAAAATACTATCCCTGTCAAAATTTAGCTATAACAAATCATCAGGAGTTTATTTTAAATCCAGAAGATTATGTAAAGGCAGATAATTTAGGAGATATTGTTGCTGTTGTTCATAGTCACCCATCAACACCTCCAATACCAAGC